CTCGTCCTCATCAGATTCGTCGTCTTCTTTGGCTTCGGAAACTTCTTCCTCGTCCTCATCGGATTCTTCTTCGTCTTCTTCAGATACTTTAGCTTCTTCTAATTCTTCATCTTCGTCTTCTTCTTCTTCTTCAGAAACTTCTTCATCCTCTTCGGATTCTTCAGCTTCGTTTTTCTTCTTAGCTTCGCCAAGAAGTACTTCTAAGACCGTATCTGATAAAGGTTGTTCTTGTTCAGTGACTTCAGTCTCCTCGGAAACCTCAACCTCTGATTCAACAACAAGATCTTTTTCTTCTACGTCTTCAATGATTTGTTCATTATCGTTTGACATATAATTAAGTTTCCTTATTTTTTTGAATTAGAGTTTGGAGAGGAAATCACTAAAGATTCTTTCCTGTGCTTCGCTAATGCGACCCATAGGAACCCTTTTAATTTCAGTCTCGTATTCTTCAATTTGCTGAGGCTTAAGAATGCCATTTTCCCATATCCATTCTACGCCTTCCATAATGCCTTCAACGAAAGCAGATGGAGCGCTAGGATCTTGGACAATGTCAACAGTAGCAAGAACGAAATCGTCCTTAACATATGTTTTGCCTTCCTTTTGCTCAACAGTACCCATACCACGACTTGAGACGCCTAACTTGCACCCGCCTTCGACGAGTCCTTTCACTATTTTACCCATAGGTGTATCTAGTATCAGCGCTCTTCCAACAACATCGTTACCTTCAAATTTTAATGAGGTAATTCTGTGTGAAACTTTATCAAGGTTAATCTGTGGGCCTTCGGGGTGATTTAATTCACCAACGGCTCTTCCAGTTTTAACCTGCTCCTTAACGTACTTAGCAGTTGCTTCAGACAGTACGTCTTTAGGATAAATTCTATTGTTGCGGTTTTGTTTCTCCGCTTGCATAAAAACGCCTTCGATGAAAACATTCTTTTCGCCTTTATCGTTTGCTTCGGTGATATAATCTACCGATTCTAAATGTTCTGTAATTAGCTTCATTTTTCTTTCGTTTTATTGTAAATTTCTGATGTAAGTCCTACTTTACGAACTTCAAGGGCATCATTTAGTTTATCACGAATTGCTTCTCCAAATGCTTTTGCAGAACCTACTTTGTTGTTTTTAACAATATTGTTAAAAACTTTCTGTGTTGTATCACTCATATATCTATTTATAATTTTTTTGGTTTTAAGAAGGGCTTTAGATGTCTAAATCATCCTCTTCTTCGCCTTCTTCGCCTTCTTCAGGCTTTTCGTCTTCTACTTCTTGATCTAGTCTCGCAATATCTTCTTCAGATTGCTTTAAAACAGTCTGGCGAACATACTTATTAGAAACATACTTACCAACAAGATCTTCCATTTGTTGAGCCATTTCTAATCTTTCTCTTAAGATTTCAAACTCTTTTAACTCAGAAAAGTAATTATCTTCTGCAAAGTCAATGTTGATCTTTTCTTCAATACTATTCCAATCTTGTTCGGTAATCACACCTTTAAGAACAAGTTGAATACGAAGTGCTTCGATAAGCATCCGCGAAAAACGTTTCCGCAATCTATCAACGAATTTTTGGAATTTTACTTCTTCTCGTGATATTTCACTTGCACGGCCGATTGTAAAAGAACTTTCTTGTTCTAATCTTGAAACTGGTACGTTTAAAGCACGGTAAAGTTTCTTTTGAAAAAATTGTACATCTTCAATCTGGCCAAGATTTTCTCCACCACCAAGTGTTGTAATTTCTGTACCTCGGCCACCTTCTCTACGTGGAAGATAAAAATCTTCTAGCATAGACATATGTTTCCGATCATCACTTACATCACCGGTTGTTGCATCGTACACCATCTTATTGCGATAACGAGATACAACTTGTTGTACGTATTCTTCGGCCTTGCCCTTTGGTAAATTACCTACATCGATATAGAAAATTCTACGTTCAGGTGCTCTTGAAACACGATACACTACTAACGAATCTTCCATATAACGAAGCTGATTTACAAGCTTCATTGCTTTATGCAGGTGACTAATTACTCGCTGTCGCGATGAGTCGTACAAACCTGAATTGACTTGTATAACAGCATCTTTTGCAAACTTAACGCCATTTGTTGCTTGTCCGTTATTCATGTCAGGCGAATAGACATAATACTCATCTACTATTTTTTCGTATTCTACTTGAGTCTTCGGATCAGTTACCTTTTGAACTTCCTTTACTTTACTAATGTGTGTAGAATCAATTGGTCTTAATTCAGCAATACCTTTCTGTGGATTTTGTGGATCAATAATAACGTTAAAGTATAATTTTCCGTCAATGTACCAATTACGGAAATAGTCTTCTGACATGCGATTAAACTTATAAAGTTGAACCACATTATTAAATTCATTTAAAATTTGTTTTTTTACATTATCGGGCTGATCTAGATCGTTCATCGCAAGATCAACTGGCGAAGATGTGTCCGATGCTGAAAGAGCACCGTCTACAATATCTGAAACCGCGGCATCACATTCTGGCTGCTGCGCTGATTCTCGATATTTTATAATTAATTCGTGATCTGAAACAGTAGTAGTTCCAGACAAATCTACATATTGTCCGTAGTAGCCACCACCAACAGTTACTGTTGAGCCGCCATCATCGTTTGCCTTAGGAATAGGAGATACAAATTCTTTCTCCGTCTTCTTAAGTTTTTTACTAATTTCGTATCCGAATATTTCCATAATGTTATTTATATCACGATAAGTGGAGGGGTTGGACCTCCACTTATCGGATATGTATTAATTAATTAAAACTACGAAGTTGTACCAGACTCCCAATATTGGTAAGCCAGTTCAACTGTGAATTCTTCAATTGAATCATTGGTGTCATAGCTCAAATCGATTCCAGAAACATTAATTGGATATGCACCACGAATGGTGTACTCCTTAGTAACATTTCCTGCTTTATCGAGCTGTTGAACTCCCATATCCGCTTGATAGTCTGTAGGATTGGCTAAACCTGTGTTATTCACATGCTCATTCATACCATTCATCCAACGTTCCATAGCGTTACGGATTTCCATACCAGTGTCATTGATAACTGTAATTGACCAGTTTTCGAATGTACGGTCACCTGCAATTTTCAACTGACGACCACGAAATGGTACATCAAGCTGAGCAATTTGCGAGCCTGGTAACTGTGCACCTTTACACATGAAAGATGCGAGTTCTGTATCACCTCCAGCGTATCCTGGAAAATTAACGATTGCTTTGAAAAGGTTAGGACGTGCGCCCCCACCGATTAACTTTGATTTAAAATCATCTACTCCTAAAGTTGCCATAATTGTTTATCCTTTCTTATATTATTTATATTAGTTAGTGCCAACAATTTCAGAGAACTCAACGCCAGTGCGGGTTGCAATGAAGTTAAGAGTAATGAAGTTAATCGAACGAGCAGGTTTAATATAGATATCAGCCACAAAGCGGTTGGTATCAATCACTTGACCTGTGTTATTCGTTTCATCACATACAACTAAGAAGTCAGTAACACCACGACGACCCTTTACATCCCGTAGGAAAGGCTCTGTCATATTTCTGAACATCGCACGAGTAAATTCGTCGTTCAATTCGAACAGTTGGAATTTAGCTGCGGTAGCAATTGCCTTTTCAAGAACCATGAACAAGCGGCGTACATTAATACGATCGAATGCAGAAGGTTTTTGAGTGAAGGTCTTATCACCAAATAGTACAATTCCTTGTCCTGGGAAATTGGTGATAGGATTAATTGCTGCTTTGTACAAAGCATCACGATCGGTATTCTTAGGATTAAAAGCTAATTTAGCTGCACCAAGAATTTGACCACGATTGAAACCAGCAGGTGAGAACCAAGGTTCTGCTACATCATCTGTGTTAGCACAAAGACCAGCAATATAACCGCTAGTTGTAATCCAATCATAACGATCAAGATACTTATTATAGACATACACGGTAGAACCTGTTGTCGTAAAGTAATTCGATGTTGTAGTTGGAACATTATTTTTAATATGAGTTAGCTTCGTAGATTCAGATGATTGTGTGTGTAGATCAATCGGAGCTGAACCACAGCCAAGAATATCTTTACGAGCTGCAGCGATTTGCAGTACTTTATTTTCAATTGTCTTTTGATCGGCTGCACTGGCCATAGGACTTGCAAAAAGCAAGTTAACATCTACGGATTCAGCATCTTCGAATAATTGAAGACCACGGAAGCTATCCGCATCTACACCTGTGCCTATAACGTCGGCTGTAGCAGCTGTACCGTCTGCACCAAGTGAAAAGGACAAGTCTTTTGCGCCGTTGGTGAGCTGCAGAGCCACGGGTGTTGACCCCTCACCTGCATCGGCAATAGAACCTGTTCCAATATCAGCATCGGCATTACTAAATAGATCACTAAGTGCATTTGCGAAAAGGTATTGTGAACCAGCGTTAATTACATCTTTGTAGTAATTACTTGCTCCAGTGTCGAGTTTTGCACCTTTAGCAAGAGACAAACCTTGGTATTTTTCAAGGATACTACCCTTTATACCTGTGAACAATCCGCCTTTGTCTTTAACGAGGACGTGAATTTCATCACCACTAATACTAGCATTTGTACCAGCATCTGTAGTTGAAGGCACGTAATCGAAATTATTAACGATATCTGCGTTGGTTGTATCTGTGTGTCCGATAATAACTTGAAGGCTATTACCATAAGCGCCTGGGCAACGAGCAATAAAGTACTCATTTGCGTCACTTCCTAGGTTTTCGAATGCATCTAGATTGCCAATTGGTCCGCTTGCAACAGCGGCACTGCCATTTCCTACAACAGCATTACGCGCTGTGCTTGGAACTGCTCGCGAAACCTTTAAAAAGTTTCCGTATT